CGTTGCTAACTGTAGTAACGTTTAAAATTACGTCTATGATCTGAGAGTTAGCAGGAATAGTTGCGCACACTTGATCGTTTGCGTCTGCTCCTATAATATCGATTACTTTAGATTGTGCCATTACGACAGAACCTACGTTTGTTACATCAGTTCCAACTGTTGTTCCTGATGTATCTCTAATTGTTCCGGCTTTTATAGGGCCAGAAAAAGTTGTTGTACCCATTAGTCTACCTCCTTAGTAGTCGTTTATGTCTTAGGGAGTGAGGGCATATCGCCCTCACTTTAATTAATTATTAGGCTGCGCCTTGAGTTCCGAAGATACCTCTCCAATCGGTAAAACCGAAAGAGTATCTTTCAGATACTTTGTAGCGTAAGTTTCCTGTTTCAAAATCGCCTTCAACAGCTTTCTTTAAGTTACGTCTTACGAAATGCTTCAAGCCATCTGGCACGTCTGTCATTAAGAAGAACGCATCTGGATCAGTTAAACGTTGGTTAACTGCTACTCCACCTGGGATCATACCCATAGATTTCATAGCGTTAATATCGTTATCAGCTGTTCCTGGTCTTAAATTACTGTTTACGATTCTTTCAGCAATAAACATTAGCTCTGGTGGAACGATTAATTTTTGACCTGTTGCTGCAACCGGAATACCTCTGTCATCTGTCATTTCAGAAATCTGAATTAACATTGTTTCTAGAGATGTTTCGGATAAGTCAGCTGCAGTTGCCAAAACGTTTGAAGCTGTTCCGCCACCGCCAAGTGGGTGAGATGAGTTAAGCATACTCACACCATCACCACCTTTTACAGTGTTAAAGCCGTTGTTTAAGATGTTAGCACCTTTAATTTCTTTTGTGTGCTGCATTGATCTAGCTAAAGCTTTAGCATACTTTGCACCAAGAGAACCATAAAGACCATCTTCTTCAGCTTCCTCAGTAATTGAGAATGCTAATGCGATTGTCTCGTGTGTATATCTTGATACAGTTCCTTCTCTTCCTGATTCGTAAGAGATTGCTGCTCCTTCTGATTTAGTAGGGGCTGCGCCAAAACCGATCATTTGTACATCTTCTTCAAAAGCTTTTTGTGATTGCTCTACAGAAAATAATTCTCTCCACTGTTCTGGATAACGGTCGTATTCCATACCAAAAATAGTGTTGAGGCCTAGACTAAGTTGTTTTGTAAATAAAGATCTATTTAATGCCATAACCTACTCCTATATTCCTGCGCCTTGAACTGCCAATCTATGTTGATTGATAGTAACTTCAACTTTCGCATCAGCACCAAAATCATTCTCTGGCATATCAATTAATCTTAATACTCTTAAAACTCTTGTTCCGTTTGAAAGAGTATCATTGTCTAACTCATGCTGTGAATATCCGTAAGTAGAATCGCCAGCAGTTAATAGTACATTAGCTGTCTCACCAATATTGGCTTGAGCTATGGAACCATTACCAGCTTGCACTTTATATGTTATCATTGGATCGTCATATACATAAGCTTTTGCTTCTGTTCCTGCTTTCACAGTAGTGCCTGAAGCCCATTTTTTTAGGAACTTCACGTCACCTGTAGTTTCATCGACATATTCAACGCCGTAAAATACACCAATCGCTTTATCTGAATTAGCAAAGCTATCTAAAAATCCATCTGCTCCGAGATCTACGATATCGCCAGAAAAGAAATTTTGAGCTTGGCCGTTTTCGATTAGGTATTCATTGGCTCTGATTACACCGCCGGTTAAGTGTCTTAGTGGCACAAAACCTTGTGGTTGATTTGCGTTAGCCATTTTATTTTTACCTCCTTAAAATTGCCATTGCCTTACTCACCACCTGTCGTTACTTTAGATCTATGTTCTCGTTGAATAGGATTACCTGGTTGTTCTACTCTATGTAAGTCATTGCTGACTGCAAGTTCTTGGTTGTGTGTTTTTTGAGCATAATATTCATTACGCTCTGCAACCATTTCCTCTGGCATTTCGCAGAGAACCATTCCCTCAACGCCAATATAACCGGCAAATTTTCCATGGTCGATTGTAGCAACCGGAAAATCCTTTGGTAAATTTTTAGGATCTCTTGGTTGCCAGCCTTCTCTCATTCGCTTTGCCCAATTAGTTGGGTTATCTTGACCTAAAATGCTAGTCGCTACCCAACGTTGCTTATATCCTGGCCTCGCTGGTGGCGCCTCTAACAATGATGGCGGTCTCCAAGCTTTTTTACGAGAAAGCTCATCTCGTGTTTCTTTAGTTGTCATAATCAGGCTCCTTTACTATTGTCCTGTGTTGAAAGACTTGCAAGTTCTTTTGCGTATCTTTTCAGTGCCGCTGGATCGCTAATATCTATTCCGAATTTTTTAGCATTCACTAAATCATCAGACGACAGCTTAACGCTCTTAGCAGAACCCGATGTAGATCGAGAAACACCTGCAACTGGCGATTGCACTCTCTTCTGTTCAGAAGATATAGTTTTTTTATCATCTTGTGAAGTGTTTTTATCTGCTGTTTCTTGCGGATTTATTAAGTCAGGAAAAAATTTAGCCATTCTTTTATTTAATTCTTCGTAATAATCTGGCTCATTTACGTCATATCCCTCACTCGTAAGTTCATTATCTATACCTAAAGCTAATGAAGTAGCATCCATATGACCTGCTTTATTCCACCAACCTTTATTTTGAGCTATCCATTCTTTAGCTAATTCAGGCGGTTCTGTGCTTGCTGGTTGTTCTTTAGCTTGAGTTTTTTCTGGAATCTTTGATTGTCTTAAATCTGACATAGCTTCCATTAGTTCAACTTGTTTATCAGTTTCGCCAGCTTCAATAGCCTCTTTTAATTTTTGAGACACAGTTTTATATGTAGCCTCTTTTTCTTCTTTTTCTTTTTCTGCCATAGAAGATTCTATTTTAGATAATCTTTCTTCAAGTAATTTTGCTTTTTCTGTTGCAGCTCTAGTTTTTGCAACTTCTTTTGCAATACGTTTTTTTACTCTTTCAGAATAAGGTTCTTTTTTTATTTCTTCTATTTCAGATTTAAGCGTAGATAATTCAGATTCTAGTTCAGGTTTTTCCTGTCCTGAATCCTCAGAAGAATCTCCTTCAGTATCCAACTGTTTTTCATTGACTGCTTCTTCAATTGGATTTTGATTTTGCGATTCCTCTTCTTTTTCTTCATCAAGTGTTACCTCGATTTCTTTTAGTTCTTCGTCTATCATGGTTTAACCTCCCATGTGTTGCGTGATAGTGAATCACGTGTTTATATTTTAGTCGTTAAGATATCAGGGTTTGGTAAAACAGCTAATACCTCATCATCATTTAACAGGAGCATCTTAACGCCACTAACATCAATTTTACTTCCTGCGTATCTACCATATACTACATAATCGCCAGTTTTGCACCACGGTTTTTCGCTTTTATCATAACACTCATTTCCCATAGCTATAACTCGCCCTTTATTATTTAAGTAACTTTGATCTTCGACAGATTTATCAGTTAGAATAATTCCACCTTGAGTTTTTTTAACTGGTGCAACTGGTCTAATTAACATTCGAAAACCACATGGTATTGGTAGTTCTGCTGGATCGGCTATATCGTTATCTGTATGCCAATCTGTATTCATTACTACATTACTCATCTTCGAGTATGTCTCCTTTCATATATCGTTCTTGAATATCTTTTATGATATCCCTTGCCTTATCTAATCCATAAACTATTCCTACTGTTTTAACATACTGTTCGTTAGTATCAAAACCTGGGTTTATAGTTCGTTCAGATAAATCTCTTCTAGCTTTCTTTATTTCCTCTAAGATTGCTTCTGTTATCTTCAGCATGCTTAACAGCCTTTCTTATTGATTGTAAAGTTTTATCGTAATTTTGACTTAATTCTTTTGATGCAATAGCAAAAAGATTAGGTTTTAAAATTTGAATTTTTAATTTTTTATTTAAAAGAAACTTTTTAGCTTGTCGTATCTCTTCACCAGTAGGTCTATTTGACATTCTTATCTCTTTCTCTTTTCATATTCATACCTTCTTTCATAGCTTTTAATTGTAATTCTTTATTCAATCTATCTTGAACTACTTTATCTTTCTTCACGCCTTCTACGAATCTTGCTTTTCTAATATTCATTTCTTCAGCTTTTAAAGATATTTCAGCTTGATCTTTTTGAGCTTCTCTCTGTTCTTTTATTTGCTCTTCACTAGGAGGTTGACTTTGAGCTAATAATTGAGCAGTTTGAGCTTGGAATTGAGCTAAAAGATTTTCTATTTGAGGTGATAGTGATTCTTTTTCTTCATTAGACATAAAATTAGGAAACGGAGTTGTATTACCAGTTTCTTGGCTTAAAGTTTGCATTTGTTGTCTATATTGATATGCTAAATGTTCTCCCATATGAGCTAACATAGGGCCTAATATAAATTGTTGAGCTTGTTTATTTCCACCAAACCTAGGATCTGAAATAAATTGTTGATGAACAGCTAAATGAGCAGCATGATTCTGGTCTTCAAACGCTTTAACTGGTTGTCCGTTTAATATTTTCATATTTTCAGATACAGGATCCATTCTTTGAGGTTCCATTTCTTCAATTAATAA